GTTGCTGGCATTAGTCGCAACGTCCCCAGAAACCTCTATGATATCAGCAGCATTAATCGCACCCGTCGCTGTAATATTTGCAGCGTTGGTCGAAATATTGCTCGTGTTCGTCGAGATATTCGATGTGTTCGTTGAGATGTTAGAGGTGTTCGTCGAGATGTTACTCGTGTTCGTAGCAACGTCCCCAGAAACCTCTATGATATCAGCAGCATTAATCGCACCCGTCGCTGTGATGTTCGTAGCGTTCGTCGAGATGTTCGACGTGTTTGTCGAAATGTTCGATGTATTAGTATCAACCTTGCCTTGTAAAACTCCAGAAACATCATAAACTGCATTTGGAGTTATAGCTCTATCTACTGTGCCGTCAGTAGCTGAATCTTGAAGTTGTACCACACCAATATTAGAAGTAGTAGCACCAGAGGCATCCACCGTTACATTACTATTAGCACCACCATCAGTGAGTTGCAATCCAGTACCAACAACCAAAACTCGCTCATCAGATAAACCAGGACTTAAAGCTAGAGTAACATATTCAGCACTAGTAGGAGCACCACCTCCACCACCTCCACCACCACTAGCCTCTGCCCATTTTGTAGTTCCATCAGCATTAGATGTAAGTACATAACCACTTAAACTAGCGTCTGTATTGGGAAGTGCATATCCAGCAATAGTTAAGGTATTAGAAGTTTTATTCCAGGTAAAATCACTATCACCAGCAAAAGACCCGCCATCATTAAATTGAACTTGAGTATCAGAACCACCTGGAGTGGTATGGGCTACCGCAATTCCAGACACCACTAAAATATCAGCAGCGTTAATCGCACCTGTTGCAGTAATGTTACTAGCGTTGGTCGAGATGTTCGAGGTGTTCGTCGAGATATTCGATGTATTTGCCGCAACGTCCCCAGAAACCTCTATGATGTCAGCAGCATTAATCGCACCAGTCGCTGTGATGTTCGTAGCGTTCGTCGAAATGTTAGAGGTGTTAGTCGAGATGTTACTCGTGTTGGTAGCAACGTCCCCAGAGACCTCTATGATGTCAGTAGCGTTAATCGCACCCGTCGCAGTAATATTGGTAGCATTGGTTGTAATATTACTTGTATTAGTGTCTATGGAACTTTGAAGATTTCCAGAAGTTGTGTTTACAGCATTGGGAGTAATAGCTTTTGTAGTGCTAGTAGAAAGACCATCTTCTAACTGTACTATACCTTGAACACTAGTAGTAGAGCCAGAAACATTAAAAGTAGTTCCAACTAAATTTAAACCAGTTCCTGCGGTATAGGAAGTTCCACCTGTGGCAGCAGTGGTTTGAACAGTTCCATCAGCCCATCTAACCGTATTAAATGAACCAGTTCCTGAAACCTCAAGATCATAGGCTGGTGTCGTATTATTTCCTAGTCCTACTCCTAGCTTATTTCCGTATCCGATATTTACTCTATCTTCATCTTCATCTAATAGCAGCATTTGATTGCTACCAACGACGAATCTTAATCTATCGGTAGTATCTGTTTCAATCCAGGTTCCCTGATCTGCTTCAAAATATATTCTTTGACCTACACTTAAGTTTATATCACCATCGCTACCGACTAAAGTAATACCGGAAGCACCTACGTAAAAGCCAGTAGCCTGTATTGAGCCGTCAACATCTAATTTATAAGAAGGTGAACTCGTACCAATACCCACCCTGTCATTTGCAGCATCTGTGTTTATAAGATTGGAGTCATTTGCACCTTCAACCTTAAAATCAACATCATTACCACCATCATTAACTATGACCTTATCATTAGTAGTTTCATCCAGTGTGAACATCGTCACACCACCAACTACAAAGTCTAGCTGATCGCCTCTGAATCTAATGTAAGTATTTGTATCTCCATTGTGGTAAATATATTCATTTACACCTAGCGTACCATCGACATCAAGAGTATAGGTGGGGTTATCTGTACCAATACCAAGTTTATCAAAATAACCAGTATTAGCAGTATTAAACGTAGTCCCTACTAAGGCAAGTCCCGTACCAGCAGTATAAGTAGTGCCAGCAGCAGTACTCTGCGTAGTGCCATCAGCCCATCTGACTGTATCAAAAGAACCTGTACCTGCTACCTGAAGTTGATATTCAGGATCAACTCCAATTCCTACATAATTACCAGAAGTTCTACTAACAACCTTATCAGCAGAATAAGTAATAAAAACTGTCGCACCGCCACCCAAATTTATTTTGCTATTGTCGCTATTTGAACTGGAAAAAACTTCTGATCTAGATAAAGTATTTCCAGCACTATTATAAGTACCGATTCCAATTTCAAAATCATTGTTTTCAGTAATAGTATAATAAGTAGAATTTCCGTTACCAATTCCCGAAATAGCTACAAAGCCAGCTACGGCACCACCCAGCGTAATAGAGCCAGATCCCGTAGTAGTAGTAGTTTCCTTCGCGCGATCTAGAAATCTAATGGGAGGGTGCGACATTTTTATTTATTCCATATTTTTTAAGGATTATCAGGATCAACAACAGAAGGTGGAGCAGGTACATTACCAGCTGCGTCTTCTTTAGCTTTCTTCACTTCATAGGCATGAGTATTATTAATTAAATAATCTCTAGTCATTCTATTAGCAAATTGATGAGTCGTCTCCGGGTTTGGAATAATCGGAGGAACATCAGGATCTGGAGGATCTAGCTCAGGATCATAAGCAGGATTAGGCACTGTAGCCTGATACCTGTAATTCACACACATCGCCGTAATGACACGTTCCACAGCATCATCGGCAATTTCTACACAAAATGTTGCCATTATATAAGCTCCTAAAAAGAAAGCCAGCGGCAGCGCGTGCCACCACCGGCTCTATTATTAAACATCTACAAACAATATTAGAATGCGCCCAAGAGGACCCTTCTAGTATCGAGTGCTGCAAAGCCATGCTCGGCCCAGCCGTACATACCAGCACGTCGTTGACGATGAAGTGCTTCATCTTCAAAGACCTGAACTGGAGCACGCACAGGCATAACAAAGCTATCGTTATTTCTCAAATCCAAACCAACTACAATCTCGTTCTTGCCAGCGGGCATTGTACCGCTGAGGTCTTGAGTGTAGAAGTTTTGATATTCTTGACCTTCACCAAGCTCATCGAGAGTGTGAAGATTGACTTGGAAGATTCGCACAAGCAAACCACCTTCGCCAACAATGAGATCACGACGGGTAATCGGATCAACTTCATCCACACCCCAGTTGCGAATGTCTTCATGACCTTCGGGGCTGATGTAGAGATCAGTCAACTCACCACGATTAATCGAAGTGGAGTTACCGCCACCATTACGACGCATAACAACTTTCAACAACGACACGAGTCGTTTACTGAACATGCCACTGGAAGCATCGCCATCATAAATCAAGATATTACGATCAGCACCAGCTGATAGCAATGTGTGCCAACCATCATCGTTCATCTTCTTGACAAACTGACCTTGGAGGACATCCATCGCGCGACCAACCACATCCCAACGGGCATCGCGGGCATACTTAAGCAACCAGTCAATCGAAGCGCCAACATCATATGTCGGAACCATGACGTAATCACCTTCGACGTGCCGCTCTGGAATACGACCGTGATTAGGAATGGTAAACGCTACGAATTCCTTCTCCGTACCAGGAGCGAGGAAATCGAGTGGAAATTCAGCAGTAGCGCCGGGTTGCAAATTGATAGCTTCAAAAATACCATCAAGAATGTTACCGCTCATAACGCCTCTACGGAGAGGAAGTTCGAGAGCTTTAGCCAATTCAGCAGTTGCAGCCAAAGACTCTTCTCTTTGCAAAGAACCGGCTCTTGACAAGAGCTGATTCATCTCGGGTGTAGGTTCAAAAAACTTTTTGCTCATTCTAGTATCTCCTAATATGTTATTTTATTTATACAATGTTAATCTGAATCTTAGCGTAACCGTCAGAATCTTTCTTAGACAACCAACGACCTACCTGAGCACTATGGCTACTAGCCGTAGCAGAACAGAAACGACCGTCGTCCACAAAGTGAGCAGCCTCACCTAGTGTAATTGCGCCAGAAATTCTATCGGTAACAACAAAACCAGCTCTGAGCAAGAGAACCTTGCCACCCTTTTGCATCTCATCTTGGTCATAATTAATATGCTGTCGAGTGAGATCTAAGTCAACCACATCATTCAATAGAAGACCTACAGGCTTATCAGAAACGTTGGAAGCAACTTTAACAGCCGCTTCGGACTGATCCATTGCCGCGCCAGAGCCCTGCGTGCTTGCAACACACATAACACCACGCTCAGACGTTTCATTCATGAAAAAGCTAAGGTCGGTTAAAAATTCATTTCTAGTCGGTCTCAATGCCATTTTTTTATCTCCTGACTATTTTTAGATTATTTATTTAAAATATGATCAGTTACCCACTCTTGAAGACCAGCACGTACTGTGTCAATCTCTTCAGCCTGGGCTTCTTCGGTATCAGCTTCAACAGACAAGTCAATAGACTCTTCTGCTTCTGCGGTTTCAAGAACTTCCTCGTCGGAAGCTACAACTTCTTCTTCAACCTCTTCTTCAGCTTGAGCTTCAGTCTCTTCAGCTTTAACTTCTTCTTCAACCTCTTCGGGTTTAACAGAAGCCACTGTTTCAACCATCACCGTAAACTGATCGTCAGTCAAAGAATCAAAAACTTCCATCTTAGCTTCAGCATCTTCTTGACTAAGACCAGCGCCGACCAAAGCCGCCACTCTCTTCTCAATCTTCTGCTTGTGCTCAATTTCTTGAAGAGCCGATTCTGACTTAGTCAGAGATTCGGTAGCTTCTGTCAATTGTGTTTGAAGGGTTGTAATCTCTTCATCTTTAGAGGCGGAAGCCTCTTCACTAGCCTTAAGATCTACAGCAAGAGCTTGCAGGTCATCTGTCAACTCTTTAATTTGCACATCATATTTCTCAAGATTAGCTTTAGAAAGCTTATCGGTTAGCTCTTTATTGTCTGCTTGTACAGCAGCCAGAGCGTCCTTAAGCTCTTTGACTTGATCATTTAAAAGATCAGTACTCATAGTATCGTTCTCCTTGAAAACAATAGGTTTATTTTTCTTTTCTACTGATATAGATACACCATTATCGGCAGAAAAGATGTTTTTAGACGAAATAGAAACATTGTTGAACTCAGTCAACTTACTCTTGTCAAAAATAACACTGTCTGGATTAGCGGGCTTGTTGACAAATCCTTTACCACTAAAGACAATATTTCGCAAAAGTCTTCCCACTTTGTGGTCTTCATATCCTCCACTTCCTCCATAAGCCCTAAGATGTTTAGTAAGAAAAGCAGTTTCATCATTACGAGCAAGAACATGTCTCTTCCCGCCTGGATCTACTACCGCATAATCAAAACCACTAAATAAACACTCCATGGATACAAACTTATTTCCCGCTTCAATTTCTTTAATTAAATTCTCAGCTCTAGTCTGATAAGCTGGATCTTGCCACTGTCGATAAATAACAGATGCTACTAATATATGATAATAATCAGGAAGGTTGTCTGATTTAATATCTTTATCGATGACTTTCATATTTTTGTCAACGGACCAATTATCGACAATGCCCCCGACGATTTGTCGTTCGTCATGCTCTAGGTTCGCAGGTTTATACTTGGGTGTATTTTGAGCGGCCCAAACTTCTCCTTTATCAAAGACATCGTCATTTTTATTCCAAGAGGTTGTAACCAAAATAGAATAAACATGATAAATATCTTTATCATCTACAGCTGCTGTTGATATCGATAGATTATCAAAAGCTTTAGCTATATCTTGCTTTTCATCCAATAATATAGGAGATTCGTAAGCAATAGAAGATTGGGTTTGAATTTGATGCTCTAAACCAGCCTCTTTTTCGGCAGCAAATACTTGCATCTGTGTCTCCATTACCTAGTTTTATAATCAGCATAAAAGGAAGCGCGAATACCCCTAATCTCTTCTATGCTTAATTTTCTTTGAATATTTTCAGAAGCGGATTGTATCCATTCCCTACATTCTATACGTACACCATCTGGCAACTTTTCCTTTAATCCTGCAAAAACATTTTCATTAGACAGGTCTTGCAGACACTCTAAACTGCACAAAACCTCGAACTTAATCTCTTCAGTCTGTTGAAATTCTTTAGCTGTAAGACTTCTCATATTCTTTTTATTAAAATGCTTAAGTAACCCAGGATTAAGCACTTTAGCTATGGTAGCTTGAGCATCTTTTGCCCATAATTCAATAGCGGCTTTATTTCTAGGCTTGAAGGTACGAGGCTTACGTCCATTCTCATCTCGGGTATTCGGAGGTCTTCCAGGCTGACCCGGAGCAGTAGGAGCCTGCTGTCTAGGAGCACTTCTCTTAGATTGTTTATTTCTCATCTCTAAAGCAGAGTTATCACCCTTTTTCTTCTCTTGCAACTCCATACCAACTTGAGTAGGAGATACAACCCCAGTTTGCAACGCAATCTTCTCCAAACCATATTCTTTATCGACAGCGTGATAGGGGCTAATTTTCTCCATATCTTTTCTAATCCTAGTTCTTTCTTCTTCCACCACTCGTCGCCTTTCAATATCAGGCTTAGCCTTAATATGACGCTGAACAAACTCGTCGCTAACAATATTTCGATCCGCCATGCCAACTAGTAGATTGGTCATAGCAGCAGGATCATCTAAGTACATATAATCAAATTCAACTTGGGCTGGAAATCTAAAACCCATAGATTTTTTTACAATATTTAATTGTTCATTCCAAAACTCTAAAACAATGCCTCTAATGTAGTTTAGACGTTCAGTTAAAGTTTTTAAAGAAATAAAATTGTTAGTAGTTCCACTAGCACCAAATGTACCTGTTAACGTAGGAGGAATTCCCAAACAGGCATAAATAGCCATAAGAGTAGGTCTATACTTTTCTTCCCCTAAGAACCTTTGTACATCAGTTCCTGTTTCAATTAATTCAATATCAGGACCCCAAACCATATCAATAGTTCCACCACCGACATTAGAGCCTAAAATTTCTTGAAGAGTAGAAGATGCTGTAGGAGTAGGAGCAAGTTTGTGTTCCAAGCTACCAAGCTTCCAAACTCGAATTTTAGAGATAGCTCCATCTAAAGCAGCCTTATCTGCCAACTTTAGTCTATCATACAATATAAGATCGTTAAAACAAGCATAGGTCATAGGATCAGCCCACTCTTGCCAATCATCCTTCTTGTAATAATACATAAATGTTTTATCTGGAGGAAGAAGTACTTTTTTACTTCCAACAGCAGCCTGTATAATTTCATCAGGAATATCGGCTACAATACTTCTTTCCACACTGTCTTGACTATTTTGCAATTGTCTAATCTGCTGAGCTAAACGACGAGGTAAAGCTATAGCATATTGTTTATTACCAGTTAATGTAGATATTGAACCTCCTACTACTTCAATTGTTAGAGGATCAAGAAAATGATACTGCCAGGGAATTTCTCCTTTTTGAAAGTCGTCTGTTTTTAAGATGGCTTGCATATCAGGAGATGCCACTGATTGTTGCATTTGTAATCTTTTGGCTTTATTGACCTTAGCAGTCTTCATGCGAATAGGAACGTTTGCCTCACGAAGAAGCAGATTGCAAAGTCTCTCAGAAACTTCTTTTCCTTTAACGCGTAGAAACCAATCGTTATAAAATTTTTCTACCCTATGGTTCTGATGAACTAAGCGTACACCTTGACACGCGAAATCTCCCATTAGGTCTATAGCGTTTCTAATAAGGCCAATTCTACGATAAGCTAAGCGGGCAAAAGCAATGATATCTTTAGGAGAACTAGGAACTGCCTGATCAGGCCGAAACCAATCAAAATCAGACTCTCTTAAACTGGGACGTCCGCTTAATGAACTAGTTAAATCTGAAAAATCTCTAGTTCTCGAAGAATATGCAGCAGTAGCAGACTCTTGGATAGACTGAGTATAGGCAGCAAGAGCTGATGTTCTTTCTGTCTTATTTTCCCAGCTTATATAGGCAGCTTCTTTTCCAGTCACAGGTGTTCCTTTAGGTCGCTTTGCTTTAGACACTTTTTAAACCTTTTATAGAGAGGGAGAGTAACAATAGCTATTATATAGTACACCAATACGTATTAATTTCTACGAACAGCAAAGCATGTATTTTTGTTTAAGTTCTCAGCCCAAGCTTGACCCATATACATTTGACCTTGCGGTAATTGTTTACCAGCAGATCCAGGAACGACGACCTGACCAATAGTTCCATAAACAGGAGGAGGTAATTCTCTATGCAAGCTGCGTGCTATCATATTAGCAATAACAATTGCACTGTACCTATCTTTTCTCATACGCCCCTTTCTCCCGGTTTTAATCTTAATCTCAGGAGTATCAAATTTTTCCCTTCCTCCAGCTGTAACCGACATTACCACGGTTACTAACTCGTTTTTGAGTTCTTCAATCTCCATTACACAGTCTTCCAAGGTATCGTACAATCTAAGCGCATAAGAGTCTCCTACCTTATCCTTTAATTGACTGAATGCTATTTTATCCTTCTCCGTCATCAGACTTAAGGTTAAAGTATCAAATCTCGGAAATAAAAGCACCTTATCCTCCATATCCTTTCTCATCCCGTGATTGGCTTGAGATGTCCACTCAGCTTTGGCAAAATTGATTAGCTCTAAAATATGATCACCTGCAATATGATCGGTATCTTTTTCCTTTTCCTCGATAATAGGCAATATGGGTCTTTCCCCTGGCTGTAACTTATCTATATCCCGCAGGGCTTCCGCGATAGTATATCCACCACCCTGCGAATCTATTCCAATTCTTACACATGGAAAAGCTTTTTGAAGATCTCTAATTTTTCTAGCACAGAAACTGTAATAATCATGAGCATTAGTTAATCCAATATTTTTTCTGCTTTGAAAATCTTTTTTATTTGTTGTCCAAGAATAAACTACCCTCTGATGTTCAGGATGCACTTCAAGTACTATAATAGCAAAATTATCTTGTTCAGAAGCTGGATCAATGCCAAAAATATATTGTGAATCATGAGACCCTCGCGTAATGGCATCAAAGGGCGTGGGGCACCAATGAGGCCATCCGCTTTTTTCACAGTTTCTATCATGTGCTACACATGATTCAATTAAACTTCTTTTGAAGAAGCCTTGGCTATCAGCTGTAAAACAAGCTCCGTATTCCATTTGGTAAATGCCGTTATGCATCGTAGCTCTAGCTCGTGCAACTTGTTGATCATCCATGAAACCTTCAGGTATAAGTTCATAAGGAACTCTAACAATAGAAAAGTTTTTCCAATTTAACCTTTTCATATAATCAGGAACTTTATCCATACTCTCGTCGCCAGAATCTTCAGCCGCTTTTTTAAAATCTCCATGACTCTTTATAGTAGATTTATATTTTTTCCAGTAAGATGAAAAATGCTCAAAATCATATCCACAAGTTCCCGAAATAATAGACTGATTACTATGTCTATCTTGATAGCTAGACTCCATGCCCTCACTCCACTCTCCTCTTTCTTGCATCCTTTTTCTCTTCGCCGCTTCTTTGACATTTCCTGTAGGGTCACTAGACACAGCTGTAAAACCAGCTACCACTGTTTCATATATATCTACAGGAATACTATTAAATTCGTCAGCAATAATTGTATGGGCGCGTAAACCTCTAATCTTACTACCATCACCTAAAGGTACGGCCATGGCCCAACTTTCATTAACTCTCATTGTACATCTATCCACATCTCGTCGTGGACCACTGTTGTCACCACAGATACTACGGAGAAGAGGTGCATGTTTCCAAATAGTATCCATATATTCAAAAATTACTTTAGACTGCCTAAAAGCTGCGCCTACAATAACAATCTTAGTTCCCGGAACTAGAGTGCATCTTAATATAGCGTATACCGCTAAAAGAAAAGATTTGCCAAATCCACGACTGGCAATATACATAGGAAAAGCTTTAGTCCATAATTCCCTTAAGACTACAACCTGTTCTGGTAAAAGTTCTATATTAAGAAGTTTTTTAACAGTCCATTGGAAGTAGCGAGGATCTCGCATAATTTTTATAACATGTAGATGAAAATTATTTTTTTGCTCATCGGTAAGATTAGTAAAAGGATTAGTTATATCCCTAATATCTTCTTTATTTAAACCAAGCCAAGCATGCTCATAAGATTCAACATCATACATGGTATTCATTAACCTTTTTTAAAATACGCAAGGCCATTTGCTCAGCTCTTATTTTATCACCACAGGCTATTACGTGAATACCCTTTTCTATTTGCATGCTAAACAAAACACTAAGAATATATTGAGACTTAATACGTAAAGTCTTCCATCTTGCAGGAGGAATGCCAGAACCTGATGGGTATCTTTCTATATCTCTCCAATCAAATTCTAGCAATAGAAAAGCATAAGGAAACTCGGTCATAGCCTCTAATTCTCGATGAAACCTTTTCTCTCCGCAGTTCTTGGCAATTTCCGATACAGACTCTTTACGTTCTATACATAAGATCTCTTCTCGTCCTTTTATACTATAATCCCCTACATCTAGTTTTTTGACTTCAGTTCCCGTACAATGGGAGCTTTCGTCAAACCACCAGCCATGGTCTTTCTTTTCTCTAGTATCTCGGATTACAGTAAACTTATTCATTGTACCTCTTAATTTTATTAAGCATCTGCCACTCTAATATTTTATAAAAAAACTCTTCGTAATTTTCTTCACTTCCTTTTATTTTTTTATGACACTCTTTACAAAGAGTAATACCGTTAGCTAAAGCATATCTAGATGAAGGGTGATCAGCCCATTTTTTTATATGATGAACTTCTAATTTTCTTTTATTCCTACACTTACATCCAGGCCATTGGCATTTTCCTTCATCTCTTGCTCGCACTTCCTCTCGCCATTTCGCATATGCAGGATTATGCCAATCTCGTTTGAACACTTAAATCTCCCCAGACCATTCGTTGAACTAATTCTTCAAAACTAATTTTGGGTTTCCAATTTAAAACTTCGTTGGCTTTCTCGGGAATACCATTAAGAAAATCTACTTCGGCTGGTCGATAGAACTTAGGATCAATAACTATGAAAGGTTCAAAATTATTAATACTAATTTCTTTAAAAGCTAAAGCTAGAAACTCTTTAACTGAATGTGTTTCGCCAGTAGCAACAATGTAATCATCACTATCTTGCTGTTGCATCATTAGCCACATCGCTTCAACATAATCTTTAGCATGGCCCCAATCTCTATAGGATTCAATATTGCCGAGCCTAAGTTTAGGAAATCTTCCAGTCTTGGAATAAATGCAATCAGTATCAAAAGTAAGTTTTTCAACAGGTGTGATTTCAGGCTGCAACTCTAACCAACGTTTAAAATTACCAATCCACTTAGTAATCTTTCTCGTTACGAAATTCTCGCCACGTCGCTCACTTTCATGATTAAACAAGATACCACAACATCCAAAAATATCATAAGCTTCTCTATAGATACGCACAGTGTGGTGTGCCGATAGTTTTGCAATTGCATAAGGTGACTGAGGCTCAAATGGCGTCTGCTCATCTTGAAACTTGATCCATTCTACTGAATCGGGAGATTCTTTAT